AGAATCAAAACAAGTTGTTGGATTTGGAAAAAGAAGAAAACCAAAATAAAATCTTACATTTAGCTAAAATATTTGAAAATTATATAAACAATGGATAATTACAAAATCGGAACTTTGCAAAGTTTCACGGAAACTCAAAAATTCAAAACCAGCGAAAAAAAGTCAATAATAATCAAAACGGATGAAAAATTTCCGCAAGAACTTATCATTGATTTTTGGAAAACCACCAGAGACGATAAAATTCTAAAATTGAATAATTTCTCAGAAGGTGACAAAGTAAAAGTTTACTTTAACATAACTGGAAGGAGCTGGCAAGATAGCAATGGCAACACTAAATACTTTATAAGTTTACAAGGTTGGAGTCTTGCCAAATACGCTGGAGAAGTCACATCGGTTGAACAAAGTCCAGACAGAGACGACGATATGCCGTTCTAATGCTAATAAACTTTGAAAAAGAGCTAGACAAACTTCAAGACATCCGTAACGGAACAGTCAAAGAAGGTCTAGCTCTTGGTATTAAAGAAATAGACGAATTTTTTAGATTCAAATTTTCTTCTTTTGATATTTTTCTCGGTCACGCAAATAGCGGAAAAACTACACTTACTTTATTTTTAATGTTGCTTTATTCCGTAAAACACAAATTAAGATGGCTGGTTTTTAGCAGTGAAAACGAACCTTTCACTTTGATAAAAAGATTGATTGAAATGCTTTCAGCCGAACCAATTAATAAAATATCAAACAAAGATTTTATTGACAACAAAGAGTTTGTATATAGCCATTTTAAATTTATAGACTGTAATCATCTTTTTAGCTACGCCAGTCTTTTAGAACTTGCAAAAGAAATAAAAAAAGCGTGGGACTATCAAGGTTTTTTGGTTGACCCATATAACTCTTTGATGAAAGACCGAAACAAACTTAAAGGACTATCAAGCCACGATTATGATTATGAAGCGACAAGTGAACTAAGAGTATTTTGTAAAAAATTTAATATCAGCATATGGCTATGCACACACGCCGCGACAGAAGCGTTGAGAAAGAAACACAAAGACAGTGATGAATATGCAGGTCATCCAATTCCGCCAATGGCTTCTGACGTTGAAGGGGGCGGTAAATTCGTCAACCGTTGTGATTGTTTTGTTGTAATTCATAGATATGTTCAACATCCGAGCGATTGGATGTATAGTTTTGTTCATATAAGAAAAGTAAAAAATACCGATAGCGGTGGCAGACCAACACCGATTGATAATCCAATAAAACTTAAATCAATAAAAAACAATGTTGGATTTTCTTTAGAAGGTAATGAACAAAGTATTTTAAAAACCTTAAACATACCGTTTTGAATCAAGTAGAGCTGGCATATAAAAAGCATAAAAGATGGTTGGAAATAGTTTCAACTTTTGGTGGTTTGTCAGAAGATGAGTGTAAAGACCTTGTTCAGACTATGTATGTTTTGCTAATAAAAAACTCACAAAAAGGTGTAGATTTTACTTATGGCGACGACATAAATTATTATTATGTTTTTAAATTACTTCGTGGTTTATATGTTGATTTAATAAGAAAGAAAAGCAAAGTAAAAAAATTTAGTCTTGACACAATTAGAGATTTGCCAGACGAAACAAAAATTGACATTGAAAAGAAATATCAACTAATACAAAAAGAATTGAACAAACAACACTGGTATGACAAAAAAGTGTTTGAAATTATTGAGAGCGGAGTGAGTATTGCGGAACTTGAGAGAAAAAGCAAAATTGGATATTTCAGACTACGAAATACTTACAATAAAGTAAAACAAAAATTAATATCATTAATATGAGACTTGGCGATTTAGTAGAATTAATAATCAAAATAATTACACTTGGACAAGGGAAAAAAATAGCTCATCATATTGCAACCAAATGGTTTGGATATGAGTCTTGTAAGTGTGAAGAACGAAAAGAAAAACTCAACAAATTCAAAATAAATAGAAATGGATGAGAAAGAAATCAAGCTATGGACAAAATTCAAATCAGTAAAAAGTAACTCTATAAATAAAGATGAACAAAAATTAATTGCTGGTTTACATTCAAAATATTTCAATCATTCGTATTGGTTGCCGTGTGGATGTAACCCAAAAGACTGGAACAGATGGATTTCCGATTTAAATACTCTTTACGATGAAGTTAGAAAAGATACATAAATTTGAGCAAGCGGTGGTTTTTAGTTTAAATTTAGATGGATGGAACTTAGAATGGTCGGGAAATGCTTTTGAACATTATGACGCTCGTGGTTATACTAAATATAATAAAGAATGTGTCATAGAAATGAAATTTAGAAACAAGTATTATGAAACTAAAATGCTTGAAAAATACAAGTATGACAAATTGATGAAAATGGACAGCGAAATAATAAAACTTTATTTTGTTCAAGACACAAAAGGGAATTATTTATTTTGGTTGAATTACCTTGATATGCCACAAGTTCAAAAAATGTATTGTCCAGACACAACACTATGGACAAAAAGAAAACTATTGAAAGATGTATATTTACTTAGCGAACAAAAAGCAAGCATAATTAATAAAAATGATTGAAAAGGATAACAACGTACACGATATTGAAGAAGTAATTTATAGAACAAATTTTTTTGTTTGTGTTGAAATTTTAAAAAAATGGTACGCAAGAAAGAAAACACCAGAAATGAAAGCGCTATTCAATGCTTTTACTGATATTAGTGCTTATGTTATGCAGATGCAAAAAAGACAAAGAGAGTATGACAGACAAATTAGTGAATGGCGAGCCGCAAAAAATAGAGCTGTATTAAGAGCTAGAAAACTTGAAGAAAAAATAGAAAATGATAAAACTGTTAAATAACAAAGAACACAAAAAAGAAGAATTAATTAGCAAGATGCACGACGATAGTTTTTACTATGGTGAGCTTGGAAAGTTAGCTTTTAGTAGTTCAATAATAAAATTACTTTTAGATAGTCCAAAAGTCTATCATTATACAATGCTTTATGGCAATCCAGAAACTCAACCATTGAGAGACGGGAGACTCATCCATATGATTTTGCTCGAACCAAATAAATTCTATGATTTAAATTTTATAAACGTTGCAAGCAAGAATACAAAAGCATATAAAGAAGCAATAAAAGAATATGGTGTCGTATACACGAAAAAAGAAAAAGAAAACGCTGAAAGAGTTGCCGATGCATTCTTAAAAAATGAAAACGCTCTACGTCTTTTAAAAGATACAAAATTTGAAGTTCCAAGTATAGAAATGTTAAACGGATATGCTTTTCGCGGCAAAGCCGACATACTAACAGAAAACGGAATCATTGACTTAAAAACATCAAATGACGTCAAAAATTCATTTCGATACAGCGCAAAAAAATATCACTATGATGTGCAATGTTATATCTATTGTAAAATATTTAAGAGAGATTACGAAAACTTTAAATTCTTAGTGATTGACAAAGGAAGTTTAGACATTGCGCTTTATGATTGTAGTGAAGAGTTTTATAAATCTGGTGAGCAAAAAGTAAACACCGCATTAAAAGATTACATTAGATTTTTTGAAAAAAAAGAATATAATTTAGATGACTACATCATCACGGGAATATTATAAATTACTAATACAAAAACATTATGAAAAAAAACAACGTACAAATAGCAAAAGAAGTAATGAGATTGACAAACGTAGATGTGTTTAAAAATACAAGAAAAAGAGAAGTCGTTGAAGCAAGGTCTCTGTTAAGCACACTGTTATACAAATACAAAAAAAACACACTTACAAACATCGCAAGGTTTTATGAAGAGAATGGAAAATCAATGAATCATTCAACAGTCATTCACGCGGTTAGAAGTTTTGAAGTTCATAAAAAATATCGTAAAAGACTAAATGATTGGCTTAGTATCATCGTTATGGACTTGAATCATATTGACAGCAAAGCCAAACGAGTTTTTGTAATAGACCAAATAAATCAATTAACAGATAAACAAGTTTCCGCTCTAGCTGAATTAGTTCAAGATATGGTGAATCAAAACATAGCTCTTGATACGATATATAAGTAAAACAATGCACAAATCAGTATTTCTAAAAGCGTACGTTTACTTGAAAGAAAGATTAGAAGAAGCGTATACAAATAGAAATGATTTATTGGTTGAGCATTATAGAAAAGAAATAATTAAACTTCAAAATAGATTCAAAGAAAGTGAACAAAACCGAACAGCATAAAAAAGCATTAATAGACGCTTTAGAGAAAAGTCTTGGAGTTGTTACTACCGCGTGCAGACAAGTTGGTGTTGGTAGAACGACATACTACGACTGGATAAAAAACGATGACAAGTTTGCTAATCGTGTAAAGGACATACAGGACATTGCTTTAGATTTTGCAGAGAGTGAATTGCATAAACAAATAGAAAAAGGAAACACAACTGCAACAATATTTTATTTAAAAACTAAAGGTAAACATCGCGGATATATTGAAAGACAAGAAATCACAGGAGCTGAAGGTGTGCCAAACAAAATTGAAGTTGAGATTATAAAAAATGAAAATTCAAACTAATGTAGTTTTTGAACATCTCGCAAATTCCAAAAAGAAAATAATTATTCAG